TTTTTTTTAGATTTTCTATTTAGTCAATATGAATATTTAGCCACGTGTCATTATCAATGAATTCCACGTTGCTCGCAAGAAGGCTGCGAACAAGAAGCGCACGATTCGTGCGAGTCATTCCAGTCACATCGTATGCGTTATCCGCACGTGCCTCTAGTCCACGCTCGTAGAAGTTGTCCCACAGCTCAGCCTCCGTGTTGCACGGTAGACTCTTGTGGTAGACTTCGAGATGGCGCAGGTCACGGTGGTCATACTTGCAGCCACCCTCTTCGGGTGACTTGCAGCTACGCGGGTCTGTGACCTGGCAGCGGCATCCGCGAGTCTTTCCACGAGATGCGACCCACTTGTCAAAGTGCTCGCATCGCTCATGGCGAAACGGGCAGTTCTGCCAGATGCACGCGTTACCATGCTTGCACCAGCGAGGCTGGCGCATTTCCTGCTTGGGCAGACCTACTGTCTCCCATTCTCCAGAAGAGCAGATGCTCTCCTCATACTCAATAGTCGAAACTGTTGAGAAATCATCGCTAAAGAAGTCGCCCCATGTCACACCCTCAGGGATGACAGAAGCGCGTAAAAGGTCAATCATCTCTTGAGTGACAGACATTTCGAAAGCTTATAGGTATGAATTAAAGCTTGTAGTAAGAATTATACCTACAACTAACTCTTTGACACTTCATCAATCCGTTTTTTAGGGTTCAATCATTCTTCTTCTGAGTAATCACAGGCTTTTTCTCCTTTTTGCCGAGACCAAATACCTTCTTAAAGTCATCCATATTCTGTGTTCCCATCGAAAGATTGCATCCAGCGCAGATAGGGCGAAGGTTCGTGATATCTAGCGTACCACCATTTGCCTCTGCAAGAACATGGCCACAATGGAAGTCCGTGTTCTTGATAGGTGTTTTTTCACAGCAAGTACACATCGAAGTCGCGATATCATGACCAATATGGTTATTCCAAACTAGTTCCTTAATCTTCTTAGGAATAGATTTCTTCTTTTTAGTCTTCTCTGAATCCGAGTCACTCTTCTTACCATCATCATCAGAATCATCCTTTGCCTCAATCTTCGCAGAAGATTTCTTAAGCTTTGCTTCTTCCTTATCAATAGACTTTAGAGTTTCCTCAAATGTCTTCTTCTTAGGTGAAATCTCGGACATCTTGTCATCAAATACCTTCTGTATCTTTGCCTCCTCCTTTTCAATTGCCCTCAGCTGCTCTTGAAATGCGTTTTTCTTTGAGAGAATATCAGACATTTTATCATCGTAAGTCTTCTTTGCCTTTGCCTCGTCCTTCTCGATAGACTTCAACAAGTCCTCAAAAGTCTTTCTCTTGTCATCCATTTGCTGTAGCTTGTTATTATTCGACATGTTGTGGCTATTCCTTTCATATTCTGCCACTCTTTAATCCATTTTTCAAGCCTGCGTTATGTGTATTTTTTAACTATAATACGAATTAACAAATGACAGATACGGAGTTTGCAAAGACTCATTTACGCGACCATTTAAGTTCACTTATTGTTGCGCCTGTCGCTGAAGGATTTTGGAGCATTCAAAAGTCCGCAAGAGAGCTATGTGAGCGTAATAACCAAAATGACCAGATTCTTCGTACGTTTCAAAATCTTCTTACAAAGATTCCAGAGTGGTCGGATTCTACACTCGCTACAGAAGTAGAACGTATTGAAAAGGTTACTAAGTGCGATTACTTAGATGACTTAATTATGGGTGTTTTTATCTCATACATGAAGTCATTTGCGTCATTACATTACCAGGGCTCTTCAAAAGAAGTCGAAATTGATTTTGATAGACCATCTCTTGCTAAGTTTGTTCATGAACTATACATACATTCTGCCCGTAAGTTATGGCAAACCGCATACTTGGTTAACACTGAAGTGACATCGGAGGCACAGGCTCGTAATAGACAAGAAATTGAAAAAATCATTGGGCAATGCCTTGAGCAGGTAATTCGCTCTTTTCTTCCTTGGCAGGCGATTACGAAGAAGTATTTTCATAATAGTGAGCCTGAACCGGAGTTTGTTAAACCGGTTGAAGAAGAGAAGAAGAATGTCACATTTGGCGAAGATGAAAATAACGACGAGGAGTCAGAAGAAGAGGAAGTCAAAGAAAAGCTTATTATTTCAGAAGAAGACGCAAGCCTCGATGTTGCCGAAGAAGTAGAAGTTGACGAAATGGCAGAACTTGAAAAGAAAGCTTCTGAGACCCTCGTTCTAAATCTGTAGAGAATTACGAAAAAAGATAACAAATGATGATTCTAGTAGCTTCTGTAGCTGTCGCATTAGTTGCTTTTATTGCATATGCGCTTGACCGAAAGTCAAAAAGTGAGCCAATTGTGTGGGAGACAGCTGCAAAAGTTTCTTTATTTGGAGGTCTTGTAACATCGGGTGTAGTATTCGCTACTGGACCTGAGGTAATGACAGATGCAGTAAAGGTTGTTACGGACAATGTTCCAAGTGTAGCTGCTGTTCAAGATATGTTCGTTGGGCTTCCGACATTCTAGTCAATCATAGTTACTGGATTATTTCCAGTGCTTTCAACACCATAAACTTCTTTTAACGAAGCAATTTCCTTTCTTGGAACTGCATTATCTTTACAAAAGCGAGCTATTGCCTTGTAAAGATGAAATCCATGAAATCTATCGTGCTTCTCATTTATTTTTCCAAAAAGAATCGAGTTGCCATCTTCAAGAGTTAGCCACTTTTTAAAGAGTTTAAAAAGCAGATTATTTGGTTCTGGTTCAGGAAAGATATCCCAATATAATGATGTTGCAAGGCGTACAAGGTCAAATGATGCAGATGGTTTTATTTCTGGATATTTCGAAACATAGTAATCTGCATAATTATACTGTCCACCAGCTTCTTCTTCTAAACAAAAGTGGTCACTAATAAATAGCTTTGGCTCCTTCATCCCTGTAATTTTTACCGATGCAATACCTCTTTCAAAATCAATAATCTTAATTGTATATCCATATGTTGGAACACGGTATAAAACTCCTCCACAATTGTAATAATAAAATTCAGTAGTTGTTGATACATACATAACATTATTCGCATGAAGGTCATTATGCGTCATGCCAAAATTTCGTTGAGCATATGCCAGTGCGAATGTAACTTGAGAAATCCATGCAAGGTGTTTTTCACTTTCAGGATTCAACATCATTAGTTGATATAACGTGCCTTCACATTTTTCCATAATAGTTATTTGAACGGGAACATCCTTAAATGTAGCCCATGCAAATGGCTCATAGCTTTCATCGTCCTCATCTGAATCATCGGAATCTTCCTCCTTACAGCTACACGAACGTACACCAAAAATATAAGATGTTGATACGGAAGATGAATCGGAACTATCATCGTCCATTTCTGCATCCTCCTGAATCACTCTTGTCATATCTGCCATCTCAGCGTCTACTGTATCAACAGTTAGTTCCTGAACTTCACCTAAGTCGGCAGTTTCGCCGAGCTGAATTGCAACTCTTGTTGTGCGAGTATGTTTAAAATCAGAAGTATCTTGAATCTCATCTGATAGTTTTATATCAAACATTTTTCCGATATTTTGAGAAAACCAAGGACGGTCACAGAGTTCACCATAGTCATCTGAAATATCAATAGTATGTTTCTTAGTAGTGCCCGTAAACACACCATAGACTTTGGGAAAATGTTGACATCCTGACTGTGAAAGAACACTACTTATTATAGCGCCAACATATGCGGCATTATTTGGATTTTGTATTTTTTCCATAGCAGACGATGCTTGTTCAGAAGAAGATGGAAGACCTAAAGTAGCACCGTATTCACCACGCATCCACTTATATGGAGATACTAACATAGTGGTCTTTCTGTGAATATCTACAATAGCTCCACTCGCAGTTCTAATTTTTGACTCTTCAAGTATGGAAGAAATCTCATCTGTAAATTTAATTCCATACATGTGTAGAGATTCCAAATGTGAAGATTTAAAAAGCTTCTCAATAGGGGGAAAATAAGGTTGAATATTTTGAATATTCCAATGAGCCAAGGAAGACTCTAAACATGCATACTTATGAATCGTTAGTGGAATCGGAGAATGTCTGAGTTCGCCATTCGATGTCTGTTTACGCTTTGCCATATTATAGAAATGTGTTAAAGCATAATCAAAAAGTTCACGCAGTATATTAAGATGAACTTCAATATTCGGAAGTTTAATATTGATATGATACGAGAACGTTGTGCGCTAGATTCTAGAAAAGCACCTATGATTGTACTAATTGGTAAACGTGACACTGGTAAGTCTTTTCTAGTAAAAGATATTTTGGCCAATACAAGAGATTGCTTTCCGATTGGAACAGTAATCTCTGGTTCTGAAGTAGCAAGCCCTTTCTTTCAGGACATGGTCCCTGCAAAGTTGATTCATGAAAGATACAATTCAACTATAGTTAGTGGGGCGATTAAAAGACAGATGGCTGTTAAACAGTCTCGTAATCAGGAAAATAGAAGAGGTGGTAATTCAAGTGTTGACCCTCGCGCATTTCTTATTCTAGATGACTGTTTGTATGATAAAACATGGATGAATGAGGAGTCTACTAGATACGTTTTTATGAATGGTCGTCACATTGATTTAACTACACTCATTACTATGCAATACCCGCTAGGTGTGCCTCCCAATTTAAGAACAAATATTGATTTTGTGTTTATTCTTCGCGAAAACGTTATTGGAAATCGTAAACGTATATACGATAATTATGCAGGTATGTTTCCTACATTTACAATGTTTTGCCAGTTCATGGACCAATGCACAGAGAACTATGAATGCCTAGTCGTCTGTAATGGGATTCAATCAAATAAATTAGAGGACCAAGTATTTTGGTATAAGGCCCAGGAGCATCCACCATTTAAGTTATGCGATGACTCACTCTGGGCAGACAATAGACCATTTACGAGTGCACTATTATCGGGGGAAGCATATGACCCAGAAAAGATAAAACGCAAGTCTAATGACCCATGGGTAAAAGTTAAGAAGATTGGAGATAAGGCTTAGTGCTTGCGAGTTCTACGAGCTTTCTTACTCTTTCTAGATTTATGAGTCTTACGTTTACCCCCTCCCATTCGCGTCATCATGTCCGATAAATCATCAATATCAGTTGATGTGCTTACATTCTTAAATAAATCAGCAAGTTCATCCATTTCTGCAGCTGTACTTGCCTTCTTCTTTTTTGCTTCAATCCGAGCTAAAGCTGCCATCTTTTTAGCTTCAAGCTTAGCGGCATAGTCTGCTCCGCGTTCGGTAACTTTACGAATACGAGGTGTTCTATTCATATCCATTAGTTTATTAATAAGTTTTTATTCATCTCGAATAGCTCCCTCTGAAGGATGAAGAGGAGTGTCAAACTGAGACTGAAGGTCCTGAATCGTAGCTAGGCCAGACTCCTCCTTAGCAGCATCTTCGAGACTCTTTTGTCTGCGTTCAGCATTCTCCTTCTTTTGCTTCTCAATCTTTTGTTGCTTTTCCTCGTCAAAGAAGATATCTCGGTTTACCTCATTCTCCTTGTACTTACGCATCAGCTCATTCAGCTCCTTTTCAGCATACTCAACCTCAGGCATCATATGCTCAGAAGGGTCCCAAGGTAGCCAACATCCAACCTTACCAATATAAAGATTATCACGAGGATACTTACGCTGTAGAACCTTCGCGTATTGCTGGCACTCTTCAAGATTCGCAAAAACACGGCGAACCTTCACTCCACGAACATTCGTACGAAACTTAACCTTCTCACTGAACTCTGTCTCAAGTTCCTTCTCCTTCTTTAGAAGAAATACTTGGTACTGTTCGTGAATATCAGTCTTCTTGACTTCTTCATTGTGAACCTTTACAAACTCCTGCATATCCCCCATTAGGTCGTCCACTTTAATAGTGTACTTCTTTGAAAGGAATACCATGAAGTGCTCCATACCCTTAATCTTCCAATCGTAGTCCAACCACTCTACAAACTTCTCATTATAGAACTCATCCTTCTGCTTAATCGTCTTTTCGGGCGAAAGAAATGAGATAATTGAATATCGCTGAGTAGGAATCTCAGAGTCCTCCTCGAGATAATCAATTACCTCTCCGTCATCGTCAGTTGTAGGTAGTACTTCGCGAGGCATTTGTTTATTAGTGGAGTCGTCTGTGAAAACCCGTTATTTAACGCAGAATCTACCTTAAAACGGATTCATCTTCTACAATAGATAAGAAACCTAAGCCGGAGAAATGACAACTAAGTATACTATCGGTATTTTTGGAGATGGTGGTGTTGGAAAGACAGCATTTGTAAGAGCACTCAAACAAAAGAAGTTTAACCCGCAATATCTACCAACAAGTTGGTATGAAGTACATTCAATTGATAAAACCAAGAATGTAAGAGATTACGCAGGACAAGACAAATATAGACTACTACCACAAGATATGAGTAACGTTACATCTGCGATTCTGATGTATGATGTAACTAATCCTATAACCTATAAAAATCTAGAATACTGGTATAATCTTGTAAAGACACAATGTGGAGATATTCCAATGATTCTACTTGGAAACAAAGTGGATATTAAAGACAGAAGAGTTTTCAAGAATATGATAGAATTTCATAAAAATAACAATCTTCCCTATTATGAAATCTCAACAAAGACAGGATTTAATATGGATAAAATGATTGAAAAAATTAACAACTAAACATGAGTATTGGGCTTACACTCGCCAATTCCTTTTGTTTGTTGCATCATGATGGGGGCTGGACAGTTCTTACAAGGACACTTTTTATGGTCATATCCTAATATGTGCCCAATTTCATGACTAACCATATACTGCCTATAATCTTGAAGAGATAGCTTACTGGCTGAAGCTCCGTGAAACCATCTATCTGCGTTCAAATACATAAATCTCCCACCGAGTTCAGCGCATGAAAGATTTTCGGATGAACCACAAATCTTTTTAACTGTACTTGCCATGCATAAACGTATGAGAACTTGTTCTTCGCTATCAACCGGCTCAAAAAAATATCCGTGTTTAGCCCAACCATTTGGGTCATTAAGATATGCTCCAATGGAGTAACTAATTTGTATAGGAATACTAATTCTATAATTCTTGATGACTTCATCATCAATCAAAAACTTATACTGAACATGCTTCATTTGAATAATTATCTAAAGTCTTGTATAAAATGCCTGAAGCCAAACAAGCAGTAGCCCCCGGTATTGATTTTGGTGATTTACTTAGCCGTCTCGTCAAGTATGCTCTTGAGGGCCTTGTCGTAGCAATTGCTGCGTTCTGGCTTCCTAAATTCATGGGTGGTCGCTCACTACCTCTTTCACAGATTGGAATGATTGGTATGGTTGCGCTTGCAACATTTGCCATCCTTGACGTATATGCCCCTTCCGTTGGCGCCTCAGCACGCACTGGCGCTGGATTCGGTATTGGCGCCCACCTCGTAGGATTTCCTTAAATACGCTCCATAATTGAATCCATAATGATTTGAATATAATTGCGTGGAATATCTCCATAAGTAAATACAGCACCGCGAGCTCCTCGGTCTTCTGGTTCTGTATACTCATCAATAATAATCTCAATGTGAGCAGAACGTTCATAATTCACAGCTCGAACTCGAAGAGTCCAAATATTGTCTCCTAGGTGACGAAGTTTATATGTGAAACCTAGATTTTGAAGAATGTTATTGCGAATATCATCAATTATTGATGGCATGTCTACATGTTGTTGAGTCTCAGTTTCTAGCATTTTTCGCAATGACCCTTACGAAGTTACAAATAAATCCATTTTTAATATAACTCAGTCTAAAACGAATATAAGTATACTTATGGTAGACCAAAT